CTGAAACTCCTGAGCCTGTTAAAGAAGATACTAAATCAGATATGGAGATAGCTGATAAAGCTGTTGAAAGTGCTGGTTTAGATATGGGAACATTACAACAAGAATTTGATACTACTGGTACACTAGCTGAAACAAGTTATGAAGCTTTAGCTAAAGCTGGTATTCCAAAAGATTATGTAGACCAATTCATTGCTGGTCAAAATGCTGTAAAGGCTTCACAAGAAGGTGAAGTTAAAGGCTTAGTAGGTGGTGATGAAGGTTATAGTGAAATGACTTCATGGGCTGGTCAAAATATGACAGCCGAAGAAAAGACTGCTTACAACTCTCAAGTAAATAGTGGAGACTTAGAGACTGTAAAGTTAGCTGTGTTAGGACTTAAAGCCCGATACGAGCAAGCTAACGGAAGTGAGCCTAGCCTTGTAAAAGGTAAAGGAACAACACCACAACCTGACTCATATCAGTCTTGGGCTGAAGTGACAGTTGCTATGAATGACCCAAGATATGCTAAAGACCCCGCTTATCAGGCTTTAGTTAAATCAAAAATTGCTGGGAGTAATTTATAATATGGCTAGAGGATTATATGCAAACATACACGCTAAACGTCAAAGAATAAAATCAGGCAGTGGTGAACGTATGAGAAAAGCTGGAAGCAAAGGTGCTCCAACTTCTGCTAACTTTAAAAGAGCAGCTAAGACAGCAAAGAAAAAATAGTTGTGCGACCTTTTTAGGTGGCAACTGCCAAAACAAATTGAATAATAATACTGACCCTTCTGCGGAAGGACAATCTGTTATTTAATTAGTCAAGATGTAATGGCTTTCAATAAACAAAACAACAATCAACAAAAGGAAAAACTATGGCAAATGCAAGCCCTGTAAGTGTGGGTAAAGTAAATGCTAGTGGCTCTGAAGATGCTTTGTTTCTGAAAGTTTTTGCTGGAGAAGTATTAACTTCTTTTGACAGAGCTTCAGTAACAGACGGTGCGGAAATGGTTAGAAGTATTTCTAACGGAAAATCAGCAACCTTCCCAGTAATGGGTAGAGTTGGTGCTGCGTATCATACAGCTGGCTCAGAAATCACTGGTAGTGACGTAAACCACAACGAAAAGGTTATTACTATTAATGACCTACTACTTAGCTCTGTGTTCTTATCGAACATTGAAGAAGCTAAAAACCATTGGGACGTGAGAAGTGCGTACTCTACTGAAATCGGTAGAGCACTAGCTTTCCAAAAAGATAAACACGTTCTGCAAACAATCGGTCAAGCTGCACAAGCTTCAGCTAACGTTAGTGACTCAGGATATGGTGCTGGTACTGTTCTTACAGATACTGGTATTGCTTCTGCAACTGACGCAACTGCTGCTAATGCAATGATTGACTCACTGTTTGATGCTGCTCGTACTATGGATAACAACTACGTTCCAAAAGAAGGACGTAAATGTTTCCTTAGAACAGAAGAGTACTACAAAATGGCTAACGCTACTAACGCTGTAAACATTGACTTCTCAGGCGGAGACAATGGTGGTGTTAAAGAAGGTAAAATAATGAAAGTTGCTGGAATTGAATTAATTCCAACACCTCATTTTGTATCTTCTAACGTTAACTCAGGCGTAGACCAAGGCTCAGCTACTGCTGGCGGCTCAAACCCTCAAGCTGTAGACTTATCTAACTATGTAGCACTGGTATCACACCCGTCTGCTGCTGGTACAGTTAAGCTTATGGATTTGGCTGTTGAGTCAGAATACGACATAAGAAGACAAGGTACGCTAATGGTAGCGAAATATGCTATGGGACATGGCGTACTTCGACCTGAAGCTGCTGTTGGAATTAAAGAAGCGTAAGCTTAATTAATACCACAACAAACTAGTAAGGGCATCAAGATTTATCACTATGCAGACTTGCTCTGCCCTTACTTTTGAGAGAGATATATGACACAAATAATTCCTACTACCGAACTACAAGCTGTAAACATTATGTTAAGTATGATTGGTGAAGCTCCAGTTAATACAATCACAGGTGTTACAAATGTAGATGTATCTGTCGCTAAAAATATTCTTGATGAAACAAGTATGTCAGTACAGTCACAAGGCTGGAACTTTAACACTGTTTACAACAAAGTAGTCACCATTGATGATGACTCTAAAATTCCCCTAGCATCAAACGTTATCCAAGTTGATGCCAACGTAACTAATTTCCGTTACATGAATATTGTGTTCCGAGATGGTTTTCTTTATGACCTTGATAAAGACACAGATATTTTCACCACAGCTCCTACTATAGACATAGTAACTGTCGAGCCTTTTGAAACAATCCCTGAATATGCAAGACGCTACATTACAGCTCAAGCTGCTAGAAGATTTGCTGCTCGGTTTGTTGGTGCTGGAGATATTGTTAAGTTTGCACAACAAGATGAAAGTGATGCTTTAATTAATTTACAACAATCAGATGCAAGAAGTGGAGATGTTAATTTACTAGAAGGAGATGCTAATACATTTTCAATAATAAACAGAACACCTAGAAGGACTTACTAATGCCTTTAGTCTCACAAACCATTCCCAATTTTATCAATGGTATTAGTCAGCAAACACCTACACAAAGAGGTTTAAATCAAGGCACTAAACAAATTAATATGCAATCTAAAATTGTGGAAGGATTGTGTAAACGTCCACCTTTAGAATACATTGCAACTTTAGATAACTCTCAAGTGTTTCCAAATACAAGTTATGTTTGGGAAATACAACGAGATGAAAACAATAAATATTTCTGTGCTTTTTTTAATGGTGGTGTGCGAGTATTTGATTTAAACGGCAATGAGAAAACTGTTTCCTACCCTAATGGCACTTCTTACTTAACTACAACAACACCTAAAGAGACGTTTAGATGTGTTAATGTAGCTGATTTTACTTTTGTAGTTAATAGAAGTAAGACCGTTTTAGCAGACACTGCAACTTCTGCTGCTAAAGTAGAAGAGTTTCAAATTTATACAAAAGCTACTAACTTTGGACGTACATATAAAGTTGCTATTAATCACCCTGATATGTCTGATGAATTGGAAGTACAATTTCAAATGCCTTCAGGTAATGATGCTACAACTGATAGTGAATTTAGAGACACAGATAAAATTGCAGACATATTATTATATGGAACTTCAAGTACTGACTGGAATGCTAATGCGTCACAAATAGGATTTAAAGTAATTAATAAAGCCAGTGGAGCGACAGTTTCTACAACGCAAGGTCTAGCAAACTATACAGGAATTTCTAGTCATTTTACTTTTGAAAAATATTCATCATTAATTTATGGTAAACCAACAGACGGTGATGCTGGTTATACCGTAACAACTTCAGACGGTGCTGGTAATACTTCTATGTATGTCTTAAGAGACAAAGTACAAGACTTTTCAGCATTACCTTACTATGCAAAGCCTAATACTATTTTACAAATTACTGGTGATGAAGGGGATACTCTTACAGATTATTACGTAAAATTTGAAAATGACGGAGTGTGGGCTGAGTGTATTGCTCCTTCTACTTCAGTAGGTTTAGATAATTCAACAATGCCACACGCATTAGTAAACAATAATGACGGTACATTTACTTTTAAACAATTAGATTATACTGATAGAGATTGTGGCAACAGCACAACTAACCCTGACCCAAGTTTTGTAAATAGAGTTATACAGAATGTTACTTTCTACAAAAACAGACTAGGTTTTTTATCAGGTGAAAATTTAATACTATCTGAAAATACTTCTTACTTTAATTATTTTGTAACTACTGCAACACAAGTTTTAGATACAGATGTTATAGACATTGCTGCATCAGGAACGACAGTTAATACATTACGTAGCTCCGTTGCTTTTAATGACACATTGTTACTCTTTTCTGATAATGGACAATATAAATTAGATAGCTCAGGTAACACTGCAATATCTCCTTTAACTGCTATCTTAAATTTAGTATCTAGTTTTGAGCATAATAGAAATGTCCGTCCTGTAACGGCTGGTAAGTATGCCTACTTTGCACAAGATAGAAATGATAATACTGCGATAAGAGAATATTATTCAGATGAAGATAGTTTAACTAATGACGGTATTGATATTACTGTTGGTGTACAGGATTTAATTCCTGAAAATGGTTATCAAATAATTAGTAATAATATTGAAGACACATTATGTGTGATTGCATCAGATACGGCTGATAGCCAAACAGCTCCCTACACTGCAAGCAGTGCTGTAACTACTACGCATGGTAATAGAATATATGTATATAAATATTTCTTTGATAATGCAGAAAAGGTACAATCTTCTTGGTCATTTTGGGAATTAGAAGGTGTTAAAATATTAGGTGGTTTAGGTACAGATAGTTTTATTTATCTATTTACTGCGGAAGGTACTAGCACAAAATTATATAGAATTGATTTACGTAACCTTAAAATACCTTCTCTTGGTTTTAATATTTATTTAGACAAACGTGCGACAGTGTCAGCTACCTATAGTGCAAGCACTGATAAATCAACTTTTACTTCCCCTTATGGAGCATTAACTAATTTATTAGCAGTAAATGCTACTACAGGTACTAATTTAATTACTGTCAATACTTCAGGCTCAACTTACACTGTTGAAGGTAATCATACTTCATTATATATAGGAACAACTTTTACCAGTACTTACGAACTGTCTCCACAATTTATTCGTGAAGAGAGTAGTAGAGGAACTATCTCAATAACTAATGGACGTTATCAAATTAAATACATTACATTTGATTTTGTAGACACAGGTTATTTTAGAGTAGAAGTAACTCCTGATAATAGAGATACATTGACTAAACAATTTACTGGATATGTAATTGGTCTTCCAACAACTTTAATTGATAGACCAAGTATAAGTAGTGGTGCATTACGAGTGCCAATACAAGCTGAGAACACTAAATTTACACTGCAATTAAAAAATGATTCTCACTTACCAACTTACATTGCAGCAGCAGATATTGAGGGGTTTTACCATACACGTTCAAGGAGAGGTTAATGGAAATAGAAAATCCTAGAGTAAGAGAAGCTGAGTTAAATGATGCTTTGCTTTTACACAAAAATTTAAGAAAAGATGATATAAGAGAAATACGAGCTTCAGACAATGTATCTCCATTAGAAGCTTTAGTAATGCCTTTTACTTACGAAGGCTCACAAACATATAGTATCATCCATGATGTTGAAGATGACATTATCGGAATGTTTGGTGTTTGCCCGTCTATTAATGATGATACTTTTGGCGTAGCGTGGATGCTTGCCACTGACAGTATACAAGTTATCGGCAGAACGTTTTTAAAAGAAAGTCGATACTGGGTAAATGAAATGGGTAAGTCGTATGACTTCCTATACAATTTTGTAGATAAACGAAATTGGAAATCTTTAAAGTGGTTACAGTTTTGTGGCTTTGAGCCAAAACAAGAACTTAACTACGGACATGAACAACGTAAATTTTTATTAGTAATGAAGGATATGAAAGATGTGTAGTCCACAATTAGCAATAGCAGCAATATCAGTAGCTGGAACAGTTATGGAATATCAAGATGATAAAGCAGCAGCTCAAACTAAGGCTAATGCAAACGAAACAGCTAGAAGAAATGCTGACAAAGCTTATTTAGAAGATATTGCACGTATTGACATGGAACGAACTATGGCTGACCGAGAAAAACGTAAAGAAGATTTTGCAGCAACACAACTAAAAAAGAAAGAAGCTGCTTCAGCGTTAAATACTGGTTTTGGAAGTCCTCTTGCTAGTTTACAAAATGCGTTCTTTGATGCAGATGTTTCAATTGCTGCAAATGGTGCTGACTATACAGCAGACTTAGTTAAAATAGGCTGGCAACAAAGAGATGCTTATGGAACATTAGAGCGTACTTATGCTGGACTAGCAACCCCTCGTAACCCAAGTAAAGTAGGTGCAGCATTAAAAATTGCTGGAGCTGGTGCAGAGTATTATGCAACTAAATAAAACAACAGATATAAAAGGAACTTAAACACAATGGCATATCAATCTAAAATATCTAATAAAAGATATGGCACAACTTTTGCTGGTAAAGAAGCTTATGACCTCAATTCTCCATTGGGGGACGTTGTAAAATCTATACAACAAATAACTCCACAATTGAAATTAGCAGCAGCTAAACATAAAGACACAAAAATTAAAGATGCTCAAGAAGCTTACGAAGCTCTTATCAATTCAAATAAAAGTCCTGACGAAATAGATGCAGAAATAAAACAAGGTTTACATCCAAAATTAAGTGGCATTTACACTGCTGGTGTTATTCAAAGAAACAGAGGACGTTTTGATGCAGCAAAAGTGCAACAAAACATGATTGAAAAGCTTGATGAATTTGACCCATTAACAATGAACTTTGATGCGTGGGCTCAAGATTTCATGCCAGTAATAACAGATAAAAGCACAAGCTATAATGAAGGTTTTAGTCACGTCTACGAACAATTTCGTGCAGACCAGCTTATAAAAGAATCTGAAGCTAAATATAATGATGCTATAAGAAGAAAGACAGAAAATGGAATAGCATTAATGAACACTGTTCCTAAAGGAGAAGTGGCTACAAATTATTATCCGCTATTAAATAGTCTTAATGAAAAAGTGGTGCATGAAGACGGTACTGTAGGAGATATTTATAGTACTCAAGAATTAAATGATATTGCTTATGGACACGCAGTAAACATTGGAAACAGAGCCACAACAGCTGATGAGATTGAGTATGCTATTGACATATTAATTGTTGATAGAGGTAAAGGCAAAGGTGGTAACAATATTGGGTCACTATTAAATACTGAAAACCCTAAAGTTTCACAATTATATGGAGAACTTTTAAGAAAGAAAATTACATTGCAAGAAAAAGGAAGGACTAATGAAAAAATAAAAAAAGAAGAAGACTATAACATTATTCTTGCTAGAAGTTTACTCGCTATACAAGAAGGAACTTATACAGAAATTCAAGAAGAAATGAAAACTGCTGTAATTGCTCTTGACCCTACATTCTTTGGTAATTTTATGCAATTAACTAGTGCTGATTATCAAGGGTCAGCTACAGTCAATGAAAATAAAAGTTTTGAAATGCGTGCTATAAGCGGTGGTTTTAGAGATGCCAATGAAATTTTAGCTGTAGGAACTTTAGAAGGTATTTCTACTACGTCCATAAAACAAGCACTTGCATACAACGCAGATGCCTTAAAAGCAAGAGCTACTGGAACACTTCCTATTCAACAAACTAATGTTAATTATACAAAGCTCTATGCAGATTTAAGTAATATTATTGATATTAATATGATAACTGGTGAGATTATGGGACTTGGTATTTTAGATGATGCTGAAGGAGATTTATTGCGTTACGCAACAGGTTATGTAACAACAACTATTCAAGATGCAGAATTAGAATGGAAGAAACAAGATTTAACAGATGATGAATTAAACACTAAACGTCAAAAATTATCTAAAGAATTAAATGATTATATTTATACTAGATTTGGTAAAAATACTCAAGCTAGTGCCACCCCTCAGATTAGTGAACGTCAAAATCCTGATAGAGAAGCATTTTTTATTGATGAACTTGGTACTGATACAAGTTTTGCGGAAATACAAGAAGACCGTAAAACTATACAAAACAATATTGGACAGATAGCTGGTCAATTAAATATTGATGACACGTTTGAAAACAACATGGAAAAACTTCAATCACTATTCACCAGTGAAAGCAACCA